CCAGCTCCATATTTACATGAAGCTTCTTTTGTATTTAACTTATGTACTGTAACACCATTCTCTGCATGAATAAGATCAGCTCCATCAGCAGCTTCTTTTTTCTGTTGTTTACCAGACTTAGAACCAATGAATGGAGTTACTGCTTGTTTTAATTCATCAGGCGATTTATACTGGTTAATATCTTTGATTGGCATTCTGCTTTTATTTGCATGAAAATCACTAAGAGTTTGCTTGATATCAGGAGCGTCATTCTGCATAAAAGTCTGAGCCTTGTACTTGTTAACAAGCCAAGGAGTATAAATTTTTTCGTTAGTAGGATCAGCATTATTGGCGAAGTGATTAATTATGTCGCCTGATTCTCTATGTGGTGCAGCAAGGTCATGTTCAGTATTAATAGTTGGATGTATTTTCGCAAGAGCTTCTGGTGAAATTCTTGCTTCGTCTAGATATATGTAAGAACTGAAACTTAACATTACTTTCTCATATCCGCTATAACTTTTTGTAATTCAGCTGTTGATCCAACAAACAAATTATTCGTAACGCTTTGTGCTCTTTCATTCATTGGAGAATCAGAAGCCTGTATAGATCTAATTTTAGTCTGTAATTCTAGTAATTCTTTATTAGCGTTAACCACAGAATCCATAAGTTTAGCAAGAACTTCATATGCTCTTGGATGTTGAGACTGTTCTGCGATTTCAGTCAACTTAAATATTGCTTCACTACCGCTGTCAATAACTTCTCTTATATTAGAACGAGCAGTTTCAAAATCAGCGGTGGCGCTATCATCATGAGCAGCCGCTATTATAGAACTTACAAAATCATTCTTTTCAGGTAAACCTAAAGCTTTGCTAATTGGATCATCATCACTCATTATAATTGCTCTTCGTTGTATATCTGTGTTACGAACCCATAATCATCAGATGCTTCTATTTCGTTATAAGGTATAGTCAAATTAATATCATAAGTTGGTTGTCCATTTGCAGTTAAACCAGGCTGAACTGTTATTCTTTCAGCAGGAGGAGTATTACCAACAGCATCAGCAAGCTGCCCATCAGGAACATTTGGTATATAAAATGTTGTATTAACAAATTTAATAATACCAGATTTTTTAACAGGACCGTAAATATACCCTTTGAGCATCAAATCTAAAGTCCATACTATAGCTCTTCTAGTTTTAAAATCGCCATCATATTTATCTTCATAAGATACATTATTAAGGATTACTGGAATATCCATTGTCATTTCCATTTCAGGAATTAGTTTAACAGTTGATGTCCAGTCTGGTGTAAAGTATGGTAAAATTTGCTCGATAATTTTAGTTCCATCTTCTGCATTTTTAGCATAGATATAAACTTTAAAATCAAAATTATATGGAACAGGGTTATACTGATAGTTAAACTTGTTAGCGTCAGTGTTTTTTACAACAGATTTACCAACTGTGTGAAGTTTTCTTGAACCATCATATTTAATCTGACCCATTTCAAACGAAATTATTGGAAGTGTCGGTGTGGCTGTTTGTCGTGATAATGTTGGATCCTGAATAACACGAGCCAACATTTTATCTTTTGGCCCGTATGTTACAGGAACGCTTACCAGCGCCTTTGTTTCGCCTGTGTTATCTGTCTTAATAATTTTAATATCATTAAATAATGTTCCGACTAGGATAACATATTTACGAATCGTGCTGAAATAAAACGTTTGACCGAACATTATATGTTACCTTCGGTAAATGGATCAAATACTGTAAAGTCAATAAACTGATCTGATTCTTGTTGAATTTGTTCATTATCGGAACCAACTACCAATGTTTTAAGATCGGCTGATTCTTGTATAATATAATTGCCATCTTCAGTAAGAAGATTGAATCTATCTTCTGTCATTAAAGTCCAATCTAGTTGATTGGTGCTAAAGTTAGTTTGAATAGAATCAATTTCTGGAATACCTGTGTTAAACAATTCATTAGAGTATTCAAAGTTTTCACAGGTAAGTTCCCAAGTCTGAAGGCTGCCCATCTGATAAAACATTTCAAATTTTGAAACGCTTTTAATTTGAAAACATTTATTGTTCAATGGGAAAAATATAAGATCGCCTTCGTTTGGCCTTGGCTGACTTGTTATTGGTCCGACTTCTTCATAAAATCTTCTTTGAGCTACAGAAAACACAACTTGATCACGAATTTCAACGCCAAACTTTGACATGAAACTTCCATCACCAGCAAATCCATCAACAGATTTTATGTAAAGTTCGAGAGGTATAGCCAATTCATATGATGATTGATCGTCTGCGCCATACACGCCATCGTAATTGTTTAGCTTACGAGGGATATAATACATATCCTCGCCATATATTCTTATAGATTCTATAATTAAATTTTCAATAAGCAGTTGCTCTTGAGAAGATTTAAAATTATTGAAGAAAAAATTTGTTGCCATTCTACCCTATCATATCTGTCAAAGGTAAACTGAAGCTACTAATCATTTCTTTTTCTATCTTTTCACGTTCGGCAGTAGCATCATTATATATTTTTTCACCATTGAATTTAATACCGCCTGGAAGAGTCATACCTGTAAACTTAGTAAGGTTAGATCCCCACTGTTGTTTAATCAAACAAGTAGCATAATTTTGCAACCAACGCTCTCCATATGCCTTTGTATATTCTTCTGGATCAATAACTTGATATGCTTCAAGAATAAGATAATCACCGACGTTAATAATATTCCAGTCCATATCGATATAACATTTGTTAAGTATACGATTATATCTTAATGGCTGCTGACCGACTAACATTTGTTCAAGAAACTGAACATGCTGCATAGCCATATAATATGGAACCATAGAAACAGATGTCAGTGTATAAAGATCGTTTAATGCTATCTGGTAACGGATGTTAAATAGATTGTTAGTATTGAGAGCTTGACCAATCGGAAATAAATTAATAACACCATTAATATTATCTGGCAATGTAATATAACGGTTTATTTTATCTGTTGGAGTTATAGCATATTTGTAATATATTTTTTCAGAACCATCAAAATGATAATCCCAATAATAACTGATAGCTTCTGTTACACGGTCTTCTACCTGATCGTCATCCACATTAATTTCAATGACAGGTTTGCCTAGCTTTCGCAGACAGTATTCTTTAAAATCATTTCTTGATGCTATTGCTGCCATTTTATTGACCTTAGCTAAATACGTTTTTAATATTTATATTCAGTGGAGATTGGTTATGAAATTTATTATAATGCTGTTATGCTTATTTAGTTTTACCGCAAAAGCCGAAAATTTATCCTTAATTATTCAATCTCCAAATGGTCAACCGCATTTTAATGCGAAACTCCTTGGTAAATATATGACAAAATATTACCCAGGAAATCCCACTTCAGCCACGAGTTTAAAGAAATCCATGAAAAAATCCTTTTTACTATTAGTCGCCTATTTATTCATGACAGTATTTGCCGCTCAGGCGGAAACATTAACAGTGATTACGACATCAATAAACAATCAACCATATTATAGTGCTAGGCTTCTTGGAAAGTATCTATCTAGATACTACCCCAATTCACCGGAAATATCGTTCAAAGTTGTACCTGGCGCGAATGGAATAACTGCTGCGAACTATCTGTATAATGTAGCCCCAAAAGATGGATTAACATTCGGAATGTTAAATCGAAACACAGCTTTAGCTAGTTTGCTTGGAGATAAAAATGCTCAATTCGAGATTGATAAATTCGTGTGGTTGGGTTCTTCATCAGACAACCGAGTCAATCCAGCAGTTGTTGTTTCCCATCACAAATATGATGGGACTGAACTTAATATGGCTGAGGTGGGTTCGACAGAAGGTAGTACTGTCAATATGATATCGTCGATTTCCGGTTGGAAACTAAAACGTATTTCAGGATATAAAGACATTCCTGAAATACGTTTATCTTTTCTAAGAAAAGAAATCGATGTTTTCTACATACCTTATTCTACTCTTATGGCAAATCATCCAGAATTGAAAGAAAATATTGTGTTGCAATACGGTAACGGTTTATTGCGTAATCCTGCGATTATACATGCTCCAACCTTAATGGAATTAGCTAACGATAATGCTTTAAGATATCAGTTGGCGCTGAGAGAACTCACGGAAATACTCAATAGACCTTTCGTTATGCCTCCAGGAGTTTCGAACGAAAAGGTTGTTTTGTTGAGAGAAGCTTTCTTCAAAGCTTTAAACGACCCAGAATTGATAATAGAAGCTGATAAATTGTCGATAGATATCAGCCCGATATTTTGGTCTCAGGCTGAATCTATCGTAAAACAAATGAAATCTATTGATAAAGAAACTTTAAAATCTTTAAACTAAGATCCAGGGGTCCAGTCGTTTTTAGTTAGACCCCATTTTTTTAACCAAGCATCAATAACAGGACTATATTCAATAGTACTATACCATTTTATAAATTCTTCTTTTGTTTTAATTGGAAATGTAATTTTTAAATCTGGCGGAACATCTTCGGCTAAACCCTTTTCAAGAAAAGGATAAAAACCAGCTTCTTTATTTTCTTCAAGATGAATCCACCATCTCCAAGAACAATCTCTTGTTGTAGATTCAGTATATTCGTGACTTTTTGAACGGCGCCAATCATCAACATCTGAAGCTGTTGCACCGCTTTTCATCATTTTACTTACCTTATTTGTAAATAAACACTTATCACATAAGTTACATTGATTTTCTTCTATTCCAGAACCACAACTAATTTTTGATCTAATATTTTCTGGAGTATGTTTTAAGGCATGCCATCTATTAAAATTCTGGTAAAAATCATGTGTAACCAGAGGATTCCATAACTCGCCTCTTTGTGTTAAACTTGCGAATACTTTTGGACCAGCTATATGTTTTGCTTGTTGTATTTCTGGATTTGAATGTTTATGGAAAGAACCATCTAACATTTCCCAATTCGAACCACTAACAAGCCTATCATATTTTCCATTATTAAAATCTTCAGCAAATCTATGCATTGGGTATATGTTCCACCAATCAAGATGATGTGATGTAATTTCATTTTTTCCTGCATAAAGATATTTCATTTTGAAACTACGAATTTTTTTTAATTCTGCAATAAGAGGTTGCATTTGTAAAACTTGGCCGCCGAATAAACCACCAGCCATACCGCAATCAGTTACAACAGAAAGCAAAGTAATTTCATTACTCGTATCTGATAATAATTTATATGCTAGATATGAAGAGTCTAATCCGCCACTGAATAAAACTAGATCTTTTGACATTTTTCAACCTTAATTAAATTAATTAATATTTATGCTAACATAGAATTAGGAATACCTATTTTCAATAGTTCCGGGTCAAAATAACTTGGGTCTGGAACCCACATATTTTTTTCTTTATCGTACATAAGATGTTCGATACCAGGATTTGATGGAACGAAAACGTCTCTTTTAGAATCGTATTTAAATCCAATCCCAGCATAATATTGTCTAAACTTAGCATTATAACTTGTTTGAACCCATCTGGTACCAAATCCATATAATTCTTTACAAAAAATAATACCTTTTTCTTCACTTTCATTTCCATTTTCATCCAAAATATCAGAATTATTAATAACAATAACTCTTAATACATATCCTTTTTTATCAAGTTCTGCAAAATGTGCCATATTTCCCTCTTTAATTATTGGAATCTATATTTTAAAATTACAACACCAGAACCACCGCCTCCAGCATTAGCACCAAAACCAGCGGTTCCACCACCTCCACCACCTAAATTAGCTGTTCCGCTCACACCAGAATAAGGTCCGTAATAAGAATCTCCACCATTTCCGCCGCCACCAGAACCACCCGAACCTCTAAATTGTCCAGCCCATATATATGGA